TGGCCAGAAAGACCACATGGGTTGGCCGTATCGCCTCGGCCATCAAGAACCGAAACTAGTCACGTTGGAGTACTCCTATGCGGATCGAAATCAAAGTCCTTCCTGACGAAGAGATGGAAGTGGATAAGTATGAAGAGGACGACGAGGGGGAGATGTGCCCGCTCGCGACGATGGACCCTGAGGTCAACGCGGAGAACCGCGAAGAGGCGGTTGAGTATGCCAACTACCGCGAGCCTGAGCCCGGCGGGGCGTTTCGTCAGGACAAGGTCTGCGGCAGCTGCGGCGCGTACAACCAGACCGAAGACATGATGGAGTGCATCGGCGACGAGACGGGCAACACTGGGTACTGCCAGAAGTGGAAGTTCGTCTGCGAGGCCGGGTACACCTGCGACAGCTGGGTCAAGGGCGGGCCTATCACATCCAGTGTGCAAGAAAATTATGGAGAGTATTTCTAGTGGATGTTGTAGACTTCGCAAAATACATGTACAGGTTGTTGCGTGAGCGGGAGGCTGATCTCACGCAAGCGCTTGCTTCTGGTTCCGTGCAGTCTTGGGACCAGTACAAGATGACGGTGGGGGAGATTCGGGGCCTCTCCTTCGCTGCCCAAGAAATGAAGACCCTGCTGGAGAAGACCGCTGACGATGTCGAGGACATTATATCTTCCTGATCACGTCGCGCAGAAAATCAACACGGAAAGGCTGGCTGAAAAGTCCGCTGCTTCGGCTGAAAGCGTGTACGTTGAGCCGACGGATCGAGTTCTAGATCCATCTCTTCTTCAAAAGCCACTGCTTGATCGCCTTCCTCAGCCTACTGGCTGGCGTATTCTCGTGATGCCCTACAAGGGAAAAGAGAAAACGGACGGCGGTCTGTTCCTCCCAGATGAGTTTGTCGAGCGTGAAGCGCTGGCCACGGTTGTGGCGTACGTCCTTCGCGTCGGCCCAGAGGCATACAAAGCTGAGAGCAAGTTTGGTCCGGGGGCCGCGCCGTGGTGCAAGCAGGGCGACTGGATTTGCATTGGCCGATACACCGGTTCGAGGTTCAAGATCGACGGCGGAGAGGTCCGCATCATCAACGATGATGAGGTGATCGCCACGCTCTTGGAGCCGGATGATATCAAGCATGTTTGAGGTGTAAGATGATGTCTGATGACAATGAGAACGAGAACGAGAACGACAACGAAGGCATCGTTGTTGAGCAGCCCGATAGCGGCACGGATTCTGACTCGGAGCGTCTACAGCGCCCGAAGCCGGAGAACGACGCGGACGAACTGGACAGCTACAGCAAGGGCGTTCAGGCGCGCATCCGCAAGCTGACGGAGAAGTATCGTCAGGAAGAGCGTGACAAGGCAGAAGCGGTTCGCATGAGCGAGCAGCTGTTTGCTGAAAACCAGCAGCTGAAGCAGCGCATGCAGGCGCTGGATAATGGCTATGTCTCTGAGTATGGCACACGGATCGAGACGCAACTCGAGGCGGTCAAGCGCCAGTACAAGGAAGCGTTCGACGCTGGTGACACGGATCGTATGGCGGATGCCCAGCAGAAGCTGGCACAGATCGCGCTCGAGCAGCAGCGCTACAACACCGCGAAGATGCGGCTGGAGCAGGAGCAGCGTCTCCGTACCCAACAGCAGCAGCAGCAGCCGGTGCAGCGTCAGGCCGCTCCTCCGCCTCGGGTTGATCCTGAGCCGAAAGCTCTGGAGTGGAAGTCGCGCAACGAGTGGTTCGGTCAGGACAAGGTCATGACTGCCGCTGCTGGTGTGATCCACGCGCAACTCGTCAACGAAGAGGGGTTTGACCCGCAGAGTGATGAGTACTATAGTGAGATTGATCGCCGTCTCCGTAAGGAGTTCCCGCAACGATTTACGGCGGCGCGAAAAACGGGTGGAAGTCAGGTCGCCTCTGCTGGCAACTCCGCATCCCGCAGTACAAATCAGGGGCGCAGGACGGTCAAGTTGACGCACTCACAGGTCGCGATTGCAAAAAGGCTTGGCGTACCTCTCGAAGAATACGCCAAGTACGTGAAGGAGTGAGAGACATGACCGATAGAACGCCTCGCGCAAGCGAAACTCGCGAAGCCACTTCGCGCCGCAAACCTTGGGCACCGCCCAGCCGCCTTGATGCTCCCAAAGCCCCTCCGGGGTTTGTGCATCGCTGGATTCGGATCGCGGTCCGTGGGGAAGACGACAAGACCAACGCCTACCAAAGGCTGCGGGAAGGTTGGGAACCCGTGCGGGCTGACGAATACCCGGAGTTCCACGCTCCGGTTATCGATGAAGGCAAGTACACTGGGATCATCGGCAATGGTGGTCTGATGCTGTGCCGCATTCCTGTCGAGACAGCCAAAGAGAGAGCCGAGTATTACGGGATCCGGGCCCGCGAACAGATGGTTGCAGTCGATGAGGACCTGATGAAGGACCAACATCCTTCAATGCCGATCACTCGTAATCGGCAAAGTCGTGTTTCGTTTGGAGGACGCGGAAGCGCCTCCTAGTGTCAACTGAAGGAGTAGTACCATGGCAAACGTCAATGTTGCCTTCGGTCTTCGTCCTGTCGGCGTTGTTGGCTCGGCCTACAACACCACGGGCACGACCGAGTACCGCATCGCTTCGACGAACACCAACGCGATCTATCAGGGTGCTCCCGTCATTCCGCTCAGCACTGGTTTCATTGACCGTGTGGGCGCGGCAACGGGCGGCACCGTGGGTATTCTCGGGGTGTTCTGGGGCTGCGAGTACGTTTCGTCTGTCACCGGAAAACTGACGTTCTCGAACTACTGGCCGGGCTCGGGTGCAAACTCGGACTACCCCGTCCGGGCGTTTGTGTACGACAACCCGATGCAGGTTTTCGTCATCGCCACGTCGAACGTCAACTCGTCGTGGGATACCGAAGCCGAGCTTCGTGCTGGCGTCTTCGCCAACGCGAACTTCGCTGGCGGTCAGTCTGGCTCGACCATCACCGGCATCTCGTCGGCGACTCTTGACGTCCAGACGATCAACACCACCAACACGCTGAACCTCCGTATCATGGGCATCCAAGAGGATCCCGAAAATGCGGACTTTGCGTCGGATGGTATCCCCGTTCTCGTCCGTCTGAACAACCACTTCAACTCGCCGAATGGCGCGGCTGCTGGTGGCACTGTTTCGACGACCGGCATCTAAGGAGGCGGAACAATGGCAATCTCTCGCGCACAACTGGCGAAAGAGCTGGAACCCGGCCTCAATGCCCTCTTCGGCATGGAGTACGCCCGGTACGAGAACCAGCACGCGGAAATCTACACCACCGAGTCCTCGGATCGTGCATTCGAGGAGGAAGTGATGCTGGCGGGCTTCGGATCAGCCCCGCTCAAGCAGGAAGGTTCCGCCATCAACTACGACGACGCGCAGGAAGCTTACACCGCGCGTTACAACCACGAGACCATCGCGCTGGCCTTCTCGATCACCGAGGAAGCCATCGAGGACAACCTGTACGACCGCCTCGGCAGCCGTTACACGCGCGCCCTCGCTCGCTCGATGGCCCACACCAAGCAGGTGAAAGCCGCTGCCATTCTGAACAACGCCTTCACGGGCGGTGCTTCGGCTGGTGGCGACGGCAAGGCGCTCTGCGCCACCGATCACCCGCTGACCAGCGGCGGTTCGTTCGCGAACAAGCCGAGCGTTGATGCTGACCTGAACGAGACCTCGCTCGAGGACGCGCTCATCAGCATCGCTGGTTTCGTGGACGAGCGTGGTCTCAAGGTCGCTCTTCGCGGCATGAAGCTCATCATCCCCCGGCAACTCCAGTTCGTTGCCGAGCGTCTGATGGTTTCGAACCTCCGCGTTGGCACCGCCGACAACGACATCAACGCCATCCGTTCGATGGGCATGCTTCCGGAAGGGTACGTCGTCAACGACTTCCTCACCGATCCGGACGCGTTCTTCATCAAGACGGATGCTCCCCGTGGCTTCATCCACTTCGAGCGCACCCCGCTCTCGACGAACATGGAAGCCGACTTCGACACGGGGAACATGCGCTTCAAGGCGCGTGAGCGGTATTCGTTCGGCTTCTCGGATCCGCGTTGCGTGTTCGGGACCTCGGGCGCTGCCTGAGTAGTCAAGGATTTCTTGACAGCTAGGGGCGGTCTTCGGATCGCCCCTTTCTTTTTCTCGAGGGCGTGGTACTCTTTCTCCACATCCTCCCTGTCGACCAAACTGGGCCACCTATACGGTGGCCCTTTCTTTTTGCGTTGGGGCATTGTATGATTCGGCATCCCTGACGGCATCCCGCCGACACTAGCCACGACAGGAGATCCACATGGCTAATACG